CCATCGTGCCAAACTTCCTCAAGGAAATAATCACAGCATACATCAAAGAAAGCCTTTGGCGTTTTGCAATGTCCGTTCACTGTTCCTTGAATGGTTACGCCTGACGATAATGATAGCCTAACGGTTGCCTTGTACACCATACCCCAAATCTTCCTTTACTTTCTGTTGTTTGTTCAACTTCTCCAGGTACTTACGACCTCTAAACTGTGGGCGTTCCATCTGAAGCTTTCTTCTTATTCTTGTGATGGTCTGTGCATCGGTTAACTTGCCGAATGTGTACTCACGTTTGAAGTCATCAAAGGTTTCTAATCTCATACCTTCATCTGACATCTGCATAGTCCAATAATAGGCTGTGAGCATTCGGTCATCGTCTTTGGTTTCAGGGTGCTTCAGTAGAACAGCCGCAACCCTTTGTTGTATCATGTTGTTCATTTCTTAAATCTCCTTCTGTATAAAGGTTCAACATACGGCTTTTCAGACTCGTTGGCTTGACGCTCAAGCTCATCCTCAAGCTTTTTAAATTCTCTAACATCGTCGCAGATTTTCGCATAGGCTAAATAGCAAATGGCAATGATTAAGGCGACAGGTAAAACTAAAATTACTGGTACTTCCATGCTTCAAATATAAACTTTCTTTTTAATTCGCCAAAATATTTTGCAATAATTCCCATGCATTCTCTAATTTCTCATTGAGTTCAAACTCCACTTCGTGGCGTTCAATCTCTGTAATGTGCATCTGTTTTTCCTGTGGCATTCGTGGATCATAAGAAACGAAATAACCGTAGTCCAAGTTGGCGGTAATCATGCCGAGTTGCATCTGCCAATAATACTCTGGGTGTATTTGCTTGAGAGAATCCGCATCATAGATGTTGAAGTTCTTTAAATGGATGCCACTATTGTACGGGCATTTTATTTCAAGGATTGCATCTGCACTCAAGCCGTCAGGTGAATAACCACTGTAATCTCCGTATGGAATAAATACATAGGTTTCCCCTCCGTAGTATGTCCACTCTTGAAAGTTCTGCTGATTGAAATAGTAAAAGGCATCCGCCTCGTGTGATATACCCCATTCAAGAGCATCGCCATAAACTGGCTTAGAGTTGCCGGTCAGTATCTCAGCAGCTCGTTCATATACAAATGTTTCTGCCGTCTTTGAAAGGGGAGAACCTGATCGGCTGCTCCCCATTAACTTGTGTACTACTGAAGCCGTAAAACGATTGGCTCTCGCTTTGAGCCATTCCTCTTGGCTTTGCGTCATAGTAACTTCCATCCGTTCTGCATTAGTCATTTCGTTGCTGTCAGCACCTCCTCATGCTTTTTAGATAGAACAAACTTATCCTTGATGTCTTGGATGTTGCCACCATTTTGGATGTGCTTCAATGCTTTCTGCCACATTGGATGTTGTGGTGTGATGGTTTCCTTGACTGTTTTAACTTGATGCCCACTTGCACTATTGCCGTCATCATCTGCCTGGTTAAGATTAAAGATAGATGCAAGGGCATAACGACGAGCATAAGTCAAAGCAGAACCATACTGCTGAGGGTTGTTTGCATCTCGCATCCTTAAGAGCTGTTCGCTCTGCATCCATTCGCCACTCTCTACGTGATAAATCTTAGTTACCAATACGTCATCGTGTGGGTGCTGAGTAATCAAAAGCCCTAACTCTTGACATACCGGGTTGATGGTAACAAGTATGCTTGAAAGGTCAGCATAGGTTGATTGAAAGTGGTCGTTCTTAGCTGTCTTTTTAACAGCGTTTACTTTACCTTGGAACTCAAATAGAGCCTTCACAAGGTTGTTTGTTTCGTTACTTGTTTTCATTTTCTACTAGTTTAATTCTTGTTGGTTTTAGGTTGTGGTAATACATCAGGTCATTGATAACGTCATAACGCTCTATGTCGTTGTAAATTATGAAGTCTGTTTTATATGATGCACCTTCCTCGTCAACTACTCTGAAGATATTGTCAGAATACTCATCTCTGTAATGCTCCATAATCATAGACTCAACTTCCTCACGATCAAAAAACAGAGTCACAAAATACTGCTCAACCTCAATCTCGTGGTCGTGTACTAACATAGTGATCATTGCTGCACCTCCTCGTTTTCGATGTCCTCAAGGGCAGCCTTTAAAACTAAAAGGGCTTTGTCTGAAATGACGTTACCTTCAATGTACTTCTTAACGGTGGGCATAGATACCCCCGTTTCTTCACTGACACGCTTGATGATGCCGTGGCGTTTCTTTAACTTAATAAGTTTGACAATTTCTTGTATTTCCATGCCACAAATATAAAAATAATTTGCAGAATGAAAAAACTTTTTTCTTTATGGGCTGCCTAAAGTGTCGGCAATGTATTGAGCGATACGCTGCCCAAGGGTTTCTGTGGTCACTTTCTTTAGGGAATTGGATATAAATGGTTGAGCCTTTGTTCCTTCCCTGTGTATTTTTCTAGTAATAACGTAAGCGAGTGACTTTGTTGCGGCTATCCGATTAGGTGATTGAGAAATCTTCATCTGCATTTCTCTTTTATATGTAATCCACTCGTATATATTTTTATACAACTCACCTTTACCACCACCTTTAGTTGGCTTTCTACCGTTCTCTACATAATACCAGTAATCCTGCATCATGGTTGTTAAACGGTATCCACCTGGTTTACTTGTTATTTTTGGACTAATAGAAGAAGATAAGCTGCTCGTTGCATTGGTCTTGTTAATTCTTAACCTGTTCTGCATCTGAGCTATAAGCTCATTACCCCAATTTTGGACTATACGCAAAATCCCATCATCCTCTGACGGGTTGAACGCTCGGTTCTTATCACCAAACTTTTCTATATCATCAAGAGCCATTTATTTTAGTCAATGCGTAGTTGTGAAAATCCTTTAATCTGCTGATCCATCCACGACCAAAATGCTTGAATGAATCAAGCCCTCTTAAGAAGTTAACTCTGTGGTCATAACTCTTTAAGTAGATATAGTCCTCTCCTTTCATGATTATAAGGCGATTTAAGGCACTTAAAGTGTTCTTTCCTACCTTCCCATCCACTGCAATGTTAAAACCCTCTGAGACAATAAATTTCTGTAATTGCTTCGCTGCTCCGTAAACTCCAGAACCCCAAGCGAAATCTGCCCAGAACTCAGCGATAAGATCGGATTCAATATCGTCTGCTTTTATGCCTTCCCAGTAGAGCTTGTAGATTGACTTCCAATCGTCATGGCTCATTTCATAGAAACGTCGGATTGATTCTTCCGAATCTCCGTGCTGTGCTTTCCAAGCCGCCCACGTAATGCCTTTATTGGTATGAACACCTGAGCCGTCAGGTACGCAATTCGCTGCTGCACTATCTTTTGAGTGCTTAGAAAGTCCGCCCTCCCAGCGGAGGATATAGTCAATATTTGCATTGTTTATGTCACCCATGATCTTGTATTTCTTTTTGTAATCGTTTGAGATACCACTCTGCTTTTTGCAGGTCTTCCATTCCGTTCTTACGATTATACCTCCACATATACTTAAGAGAATTGCCCCGTAAATAACCTTTAAATTCTTCATAACTCATTTGTGCTTTAATACATTCTATGCACTCAATCTCCCCTGCATAGTGGGTAGGATTGTTCACGTTGTCAGCCATATGTATCTAAATTCTTCGTAAGGCAAATCTATATAAAAAGAATGAGAACCTTCACAAAACACTTGAGTCATCTCGTAAAACTGAGAAGCTCCTACTACTTTTGTTAAGTCCAAGATACCCTGCTCCACTATCTCAACCTCTTGAGATTCTGTTTCCAATCCTATCTGCTCGTAAATTGGGTCAATCATGTCTTCCCTAAATATGTAGTTTACCTCTATCTTCATCTTATCTTGTATGTAAAAGCGTTTACTTTATTTTCTTCGGTTCCGTCTTTTCTTATTCTCTCTGGGTGTAACTCTAACCATCTACCGCCTAAAGGCTTTGGACTTGCTCCACGTTCAACATGCCATCCTCCTTTGCCTCCGTTGTATTCTTCCTTATAGGTTGCAGTACGAACCATCAGAATGTCTTTAAGTTTTACCTTGCTTTGTGTGAGCCTTTCAACTGTGTACGTAAGTTCATGGTCTTCGTGTACGTGACCCATCCAAATCATATCAGCACCCTCTACAAAAGTTTGCATTCGGTTAAATTGAATCGTTCCCTTTGTCACTGGTCCGCCTCCACCTGAGCCGTGGAAATACTTGATGTTGAAATTTACTTTACTGTTGCTGTTCTCACGAGCAAAGTTGTACACTATCCAACCTCCATACCCTCCAACCTCAACATTGGTATCATTGGTTGAGTTTAGCCCATATACAAAGCGTTCAATCACATCTGTTTCCTGTCGCTTCAAGATGTTGGTTTCATGGTTGCCATAACCTACTACCTTGATAAGGTGAGCATAAGGACTAAACCATTTAACCGCATCGTTTACAACGGCATCTAAATAATTTGCCTTGTTGTGTTCTGGTCTGATGTCGCTTTTGTTCTTACGAGGGTCATACGCCCCCTGCATTAAACAAAAGGTATCACCATTAAGCAATATGTCCGCCCCGATTTCTTTGGCTTTTTCGAGATGGTTTCGCAATAGGTCACGGTCACACTTTGGATTATCCCAATGGGCATCACTGATGAGCAATACTTTTTTAGGTGCGAATGTGTTTCTGAGGATGTGTACATTTGTTTTCATAGTATTAAAGCCAACACGAGCAAAGCAAACTGAACAGCGTTTATTTTTTGTAGTGTTTTGTTCTTGCTTTTCACTTGGCTAATGGTTTTTTCTTGGGTAGATATGATTGCAGCTTGATTCATTATCTGTGTTGAATCTTGCTTGGCTAACTTGATATAAAGTTCTTGCTTCTTTCTGCACTGATGCAACTCAATCAATCGCTCATTTGTCTCTCTTATCGTGCTGTCGGAGAATTGAGAGGATGCTCTCTGTGGTGTTAGCACTGCTAATGCTATCAGCGTACACGTTGCGAATGGAATCAATCTCTTTATCAACTGCATAGATTTCTCTAATTATAATGACTCGGCTTGTATCACGTTGGTATGTCGCAGTAGCTTTCGAGGTAGGGCGTGTTAATAGTAAAGCTAATACCATGCCCAGCAACAACGTCAGTACGGGAGTCAAAAAAGGGTTCAGCGTTTCCGCTAACCACGAT